GGAAAATTCAAAATTTATCCAATTATCCCGCGATATTATTTTTTTGCTGTATCAACATTTAATTGAATATCAAACATAAATAATTCAATTTCGTTCAATACACTTTCTGGAAGTTCTCTTTGTAGGTTTGGCGCATCTGCGGGCGCAAATGCTTTTGTGCCATCTTCTAATTCTGCATTTTTACAAAGAAGATAAGTTGATATTGTCAAAGCATCATCTGTATTTGCCGCTGATTGTGCGCGAACACGATCATCCCTTGTTAAAGGTTTAAAATACAGATCGACAATTTTTTCTCCGTTTTTATTTTTAAATTCATATTTTCTTCTAGCTGTCATCTGATCTTTATAAGAATCAGTTAACAGATCAATAGTTCTTTTTTGCATTGGTTGATTAGTTGACTAATAAACTCAATGTATCAGATAGCGCTTGTTATGGTACCGCTTGTAATGAAACTGATATTTATTACTTGAACCTCGCCAAGTGTTGCGCCATATTCTGCGTTTGTGATAACCCCCGCAAAACTAATTTTCTTTGCTGAAGTTGCAGAATCAGGAAATAATTCGAATAATGCGTCAGCATTATCGCCTGTAGTTAATACATCATCAATAAATGTTGTATAGCCTGCACCTGTTTCGCTGGGTGCATATAAAAGTTCTGCTGAACCTTCGCCCGCTATCAAACCGCCGATATTTGTTTTAAATGTATCGCCTTGTTTTGTTGTTTCCATCGTGTCCTTTGTTATAGACAAAGACCATGATCTTGTTTGTCCAACGTCAGCTTCGGTGCCGCCCGCATTTTCAAACATGATTTTCCCAACATCGCCCTTGATAGCCATAACAAAAAAAAGAATTATTTATAAATATATTAACTCTTATTTGATTTTTTTACATCTTTTTTTAATTTTTCTTGGTTTTCCATGTATCGTTTACAACGTCCATCCCAATAAGCGGGGTCACGGCGACCTTTTACAGCTTCGATTGCATCAAGCATTTTTTCTGTAATTTCCATTAAAGTTCCTCGAAAATTTCAAAAGTCATTCGCAATTGTGTTTGGAATTGACCCTCTGGATTTGGATTGTCTACGACCTCCGGCCCAATCGGGGCATCAAAGATCACATTAGAAACTGTAATTCGATTGTACAAATCCCGCAACCTTTTGCCGATTGTGTAGTTGTCGCCTGAACCTATTCCCTGCGGTGTAAAGATATTAAAGACAACAATTCCATTTACGCGATTCTGTCCGCTTGCATTTCCAAGTGTTAGATAATTACTTTCGCCAAATGTTGTAAGGCATTGAACAAAGGTTGTCACGGCGCTACTATCAAACGACATATTATGAAAAACAACAGGGATTGCGGGGCTACTGGCAAGTTCTGTTGCGACCCTTGCTTCGATTGTTCCTCTTACTGTGTTTAAATCTACTGCGGCCATTATTTACCCCTTATTTGTTTGTAAAGGTCTTGTATTTCATTTGCAAGTTCTTTTGCCAATAAATCAAGATGTTTTGCTTTCAAACCCTGTTTGCTTCTATATGTACCACCCCAAGACGGCGGCAAACTTGTTCCAAACATAACAGGTTCAGCGTATGGAACATTATTGTGAATATGATATTTTTTTCTAAAATTTTCTTTACCTAGTTGATAATTTAAAGGCTTGGGCGGTCTAATAACAGTTCCTTTACCTGATGAACCATATTTGCCTTCTTTAGCGGGTGCGCCGCTTTCTGCGTTTTCTCCTATCTGCCAAGAAACAGCAAGCCTTCCAGTATCAACAGGCGAGCCTTCTTTGACAATACGATCTCCCGTTAATACAGCAACAGATAACAAAGTATTGATTTGTTCTTCTGAATAATCGCCAATCTGGTCAATCCGTATTTTTCTCATGTTCTTAAATAAAGGGTGTATGAAATATCGGTTCCGCCTGATGTTTTAGTAAGGACGCGAATAATATTATGTACAATATTTGAAATAAGAACCTTATCTTTTGTCGTAGGTTTTGTCGTAACATCCCCCGCAGATATTGTAATTTTTTTATCTTCCGCCTGAATAAGTTCATTTACTTCGCGCATATTTACATCTTCAAAAACAGCTTTGACAGTTGCATCGCTGTTCGATTCAGAAATAACGCCTGTTGTTGTATTGTAAGAACCCGCAGTAATAGTTCTTACTGTTACATCTTGTCCAAAGCCTTGAATTGAAGCAACATTTTTTATTGCTTTCTGAACGGCGCTCGCGAAGTTTGGCATTAGATTTTATAAGCAATGCAAGCGCCACTTGATAAAGTGATACTTGTAAATAAACCATAAATAGTTTGACCCGCAAGAAAAGTTTCAGAATCAATTGAATTTCCTGAATAGTTATGTGAAGCCGTGTTGATCTGTGTATCTTCTTTGAAAAAAATACTTTTAAATCTGCCTGTGTGTGCGGCTGTGTCTGTGATTAGCTCCCCGCCAAGTGTGTAATCTGGGTCAGCGTTGTACATTGATTAACTCCTTTTGATTGAAATGTTACCCGGCCCACTTATTCGCAAGCCTGTGAAATAGCGTTCAAATAATGGCGGAACGCGATCAGCGCCGACAGAACCGCTGAATACAGGTTCAACAGCAACCCCGCCGACTCCTACTCTTTTATAATCCTCCAAGCCTGATAAGCCAAGTCCATTTTTATTATTATTTAGATAAACAGCCAATATTGCCTGCGCTCTTTTAACCTGATCTGGAATTTCTGTATCTGTAAAATAATCTGTTGAAATGCGAAAAGGAAATCCGACAGCGTATGTATTTACATAAGTATCTGGTTTTCTGACTCCTGTTCGCGGCCATTGTAAAGCCTGCGTATCTGTTGCCCTTGCTCCAAGAAATCTTTCGCGATCAATTCTGATCGTACTTGTATATAAGGCGCGGTTTTTTTGGTCATCGGTTGCAGAAGACCACGCTGTAACGTCATCATCTTCAACTAAACCTTCGATGATTGCGTTTGCGTCTGTCAACGTCAAATAACTATTTGCTGTTGCGCTGCCTGCTGTTGCGACTATTGTTACCGCCATTTTCGACCTTAGATTTTGATTTACGTTTTTTTGTTTTAGTAGGAATAGAAGCCACCGCAACGGCAGCTTCTTTTTCCCTTATTCGCTTAAAAGCAAACAATCCCATTATCCTTTGATAATGCAATATTTAAGAACAATGGCTTCGCCTAAAGAACCGCCAGAAACGTTTGTTACTGTGATTGCAAAAGAACCCGCGGCAACTGTATTTGCTTGCGCTAAATAAGAGCCTGCTGTTCCCGCACTTACATGATTAACAACGATGCTGTCGTTTGCAGTACAAGTTGAGTTTGTAACAGCAAAGGAAACTTCAGCAGCCGCAGCAAGAGCCGCGTCATTCATTGTTATAAGACCCGAAGGCTTATTAAGGGTAACTCCTGTTCCCTTGTTTGTAGCTTGCGTAACTGAACCTGTGTCATCGTCAGAATAACCAAGTGCAGAACCCGCAACCGCTTCAAATTGTGATGGCATAATTAATTACCTCTAGTCCTGATTAGATACGTTAGTAATCCTACAGATTCCTAAGTTCTTTGTTTCGTAGACCTTCGACCAGTTGCCTACTGTTTCAAGTTGCGCTCTTGTTGGGTTTGTTGTAGTAACAGCCCACTTAGAACCGACAGGATGATATGTGTAATGTAAATCAATTGACATAGCATCAGACTTTGCGAGAATGTCGCGATCTGTCTCTGTGGTTAACCCTGCCTGTTCGCCTGAAGCAACAGAACCCGCTGTGAAAGCGTATGTTGAATATTCAGTTGAAGCGCCTGAACCTGTGGTTGGAACGTCATCAGAAACGATAACTCTTAATCCCATAAATGTTGGAACTGTTGGGCTACCGAAAGCATTTGCAGTTGTACCAGAAGTTGCGGCTGTATCAGCATCGCCATTGTTGTCATAAATACGATCAATCGCATTTCTTTCAACAAGGTCGTAATACACTTTTGAGTGCATTGCTAAAGCTGTTAACTTATCGCCTTGATCTCCAAGTAAAGCTCTTGCTTTTGCAATATGACGAGGAGAAAGCGCTGTTGGGCTATCGCCTGATTCAGAATCAATAGTTAAGCCAAAGAAAGCTGAATTACTATCGTTTGCATTGATTGAACCAAATACACCTGAGAGACAAGAAAATAAATCTTTTTGTCTTTGGTTTGCTATATAAGCACCGATTTTCTGACCGATTGCAGCCATTGGGTCAGCGCCAGAAGCTAGAGCAGCTAAGTCTCTTGACTCAAATGCACGACCCCTATGTAATACAACGCCGATTTGCTGATCGGTTGAAATTTTGCCGGGTGTTAAAGATGAAGAATCGGAAAGAACTTCAAAATCTCCTGAAAGGTTTGCTGAGAAGAAAGGAACCTTAACAAAATCTCCTCCCTCAGTAGCATTAAGCTCCGCCATAGGCTGAACCACACCGCTTGCCAAGAAAGCATCGCGTTGCGTTGTCTGTTCGATAACGTATGGCGTAAAAATTTCAGGAATTACAATATCTGAGCGTAAAACCGCCATAGATAGACTCCTATAAAAATAATTAACGGTATGGGCGCAGCCCTAACATTCTCAGCGCAGCTTTGAATTGTTACTTACATCTTAACCCTATTTCTGTTATTTGTAATTCTTTGCAAGCTCTTTTGCACGTTGCCAACCTTCCCTGCCGTATTTTTTAAATATTTCATGTTCTACAGTATGTTCGCCGTTTGCCAATCTGCGCATCAATTCAGGGTCAAATTCGCCTGTGTTCACTTGAGTTCCGCCAGTTCTAGCAACCGGCGCTCCTGAACCTGTTGCGGGCTGATTTTTTAACAAATAAGCGTGATCTTTTGATAAAGAAGTTTTTGCCCATTCTGTAACATTGTGACGTTCATAACCATCAACAACAACAGGCTTCCCGTCCTTCAGTTCAATACGTCCTTTTAAAAAGTTATCGTGTACAAGTTTTGGGTTGTGTGTTACTTCCGCCAAGGCTTGTATGGCGGGGGAAATAAGTTCCAACTCTCGAACCCTTGCTTTGAGTTCTTCGATTTCTTTGTCTTTGGCGGCGCTTCGCTCTCGGAACTGTTCTTCGCTTTTTTGAATTGCTTCTTTGTAGTTTCCTTGTTCTTCAAGTTTTTGTTGCTCCGCTTTGTTTTTAAATTCAATTAAAGCCTGAACATCTACGCCATCAGGTAAAGTTTGCAACGTTTTTTCGACTTTACTGAATTTCCGTTTTTCTTCTAATATTTCTTTATTCTTTCGATCAAGTGCTTCAATTCTGTTTAGAAGTTCTTGTTCTCTCGCGTTTGTTTGTGGTTCAGAAGTCGCGGACTCCTGAATTTGTTCGTCTGACATAAACCCGCAGGGTTAAATTTTTTCTATCTTATCAAGACCACTTCGTTTTGTCAGCCCAATACGCCGCGCTTGTTTTACCTTTAGCAATATTTTTTGCGTGTCTAGCTTTAAAACTTTTTCTTTTTGCTTTATCTGCTTCTGATTCTCCTTTTCTGGGCGGCTTTGTTTTTGCGCCTTGCATCCCGAAACGAATCAATCTATAGCCATCGCCTTTTTTTATAACAACAGCATGAGATTTACCGCTTGGATGGTTTGGCGTTCTAATCGGTCTGTCAACGCGTTCAAATGTATGCCCGCCTCTTTTGACTT